GCATCAAACCGGGTAACCGGCTGCACCACATAATCAGGGTAGATACGCACCCGGCCAAACACCTCACGAATGGCATCACCGAGTTTTGCGGTATTCGCCTTTGCCGGGTTCAGGTCGAGGCTTCGCCCTGTGGATGACGTGTAGCCGCCAGCATCAATGTTACTCATCATGAACAATGAATAAGCCGCAGATGCGACGGCGATGCCCACACCTATCCAGGCAATTGTCGCGGCCTCAAGCCCGAAAGGCACCGGATAAAGCCGGACATCACTATCAGGATGGATCACGAAAGTAGCCCATTCGCCTGGCGGAATTGACTGCCCCTCAACCTCAACGGTCAGCGGAGGGACATCCCGGTCGGTATAGTTTTCGACATTGGCAACCAGCCAGCTGCGAATGCTCGTAACACCATGCTCATGCGTTTCAAGTGGTTCTCCGGGAAGCCGGGAAGGATAAAAACGAATGGTCATTGCCAGAACTCCACGCGAACAAAGCGCCGCTTAAATCGCGGCAACGGCAGAAAGGTGACGTTCGTTCCCGGATTGCATTCCGCCACGTGCAGCAAACCATCGATACTGACCACGATCCCCACATGGGTGACGGTCGACCCGGAATAGCAGGCCACTCCAGCCCCTTCGCAGGGTTCGCAGCGCTCAAGGGTAAGCATCATCCGGCGCGCTTCCCGGTCGAGGCCGCCGTCGTCTTTGGTGACCCCGGCAAAATCGGGCCAGACGGGTAAATTCAGGTCGCGGCGTATCTCGTTCACAATGCCGAAGCAGTCAAGTTTTGGAAAAGAGCGACCGCCCTTCTGCCATTTAACAGAACGGTATTTATCAGGGTTGAACATTGGGATTCCTTAGCTGATATAACGCAGTCCGGGGAATACAGGTAGCGTGTAGCGGTAACGTGGCCAGGCGGTATCGAGGATATTCATATAACCCGCGGTAATCTGCCCTTCGGTCGCAGTCCAGTAACCAGACTTGATTTTCAGCGTATACGGCACTTCCGCAGGGGCCGCTAAATCCGTGGAGATGTAACGCCGGTACGTCAGCAATGCAGACAGACGGTTAGCCAGCGCATTGCGGATCGCCGTGGACACAACGCCGTCGATATTGCACAGGGCGAATTTGAGGTCCTGCGTGCCGTCCGCATTACGCGCCGGCAGCGCAATGTCTATCGCACAGGCTGAAAACGTTACGGTATCGCCGTTCTCCGTCGTAGCCGTGATGTTGTCGTAACCCTGGCAAAGGTAGTGAACATCAGAGCCAATGGTGATCTGCAGCGTTTCAATGATCACCTCCGGTCCGCTGCTGGCGTAGAGGCGGTTGAGTCTTGTCATGATTTTTACCCAATAAAAAAGGCCACCCGAAGGTGACCTTAAAAATTGGTGTCGAATGTGGGTGTACCCTCACCGGCAGGATCGCTATTCCGCGCTTTATTTCACGCTCCGGCTACGGAGCGGCATGAAGGACTTTCACACAAATCGACACAAGTGATTATGAAGGTGAAACGGTTTTAATCAAGCCTTGGGCCACTCCTTATTCAGCGCAATATCCAGCAGTGAGCTGCCGACGATCCATTCCGGGTAATTACCCCATGGGGCAGGAGCAAGGGGGCGCTCCCATAATTCAAGCGTCGCCGTGTACTTCCAGTAAATCGGGGCCACCAGCACCGGTCCCTGATAAATATCTGTGAAGCGGCATTTGTAAAACTTAATGCCTGCCGGCGTCTGCAGTTTCATCATGAACCATGCAGCCCCGTCAGATAACGCATCACGGAACCAGGACTCAAACGCCAGTCCCTGCGCATCGGTTTCCATAAACCAGGTGATGCTGGCCTGCGTCGGCGTGGACGTATAAGCTCGCCTTTGCCGCGCGCGGCCGGTGGTTAACTGGGTACGTTTTAACGGGCTTACAGGCTGGAATCCGTATCCTTCCTGTAATGGCATCGGAAGACTGTCATGCGGGTAGTAGATATCAGTCATCACTCTAACCCTCTGCCTGGATATTTACTGCGCATTGCCTTACCAACTTTCCCATCTCCTCTCAACACTTGCGCAGCAACCTGATCCAGGGCTTCCGTTGTCGCCCGCTTCTGCGTTTGAGCCATGGAGAGAGCCATCTGATCAGGTGTTACACCGGGCGGAGTATGGAAATGTTGCTCAATGGGAGCATGGATGGTGGTCTTGCTGCTGTTATCGCTGTTAACGTTCTGAACACCAGTACCAAACCCTGTACGCCCCAGAGTTGCATCAAGCGGTTGGCCATTTCGAAGTGCCTCAAGCTGAGACACGCCGATCCGGTTCGTTGACGCCTGGTCGAAGACGTACTCTCCTTTGTGAACAATACCCGCGGGCTGATACTTACCACCGGGGCCGGTGTAACCGCCGGAGGCGAAACCAACCCCTGAAACAGCCTGAATATTTGAGACGATACTGGCAGTCTGCGCAGCGATTGAGGCCATAGCGATGATGTTGGCCGGATAAGGCGCGCTAACTGCACCGCTTGCTATAGCTTGCTGGATTTTCACCATCGAGTCCGCGATAGCGAATGCCTTGCTCGCAGCAAAAGCGACCTTGTAGATTGCCGATTGCTCACCAAACCCCGTTCGCATGATGTCGGCGGTACTGTCAAACAAGGACTGCGTGGCCGCAGATATGATGGTGTTTTTCTGAGCCTCTATGACCTGATTTGCATCCGCCGCACGTTGACGAATAGAGGTCATTCTGGCCTCACCCTCGGCAGTTATTTCACCGGCCTTCGCATAAGCTTCCTCCTGAGCTGCCAGCCAGCGATGGAGCTCTTGCTGAGCCTGGTCATATTCGCTGATTTGCCCCTGCATCCCCTCAAAAGTTCCAGAGAGTCGCCCTCCTGTGGGTGTCAGGTTTCCTACAACATTACGAACCGTCGAGGGCAGTTGCATATCGGTGTTTTGATAAATATCTGCCCGCGTTTTTTCATATTCACCGGGTTTAAGTTGCCCGGTTGCTTTGGCTTTCTCCAGCAGTTCAAGACGGGTTTTAAGCAGATCGTTGGTCCGCTCATCCTTCGTCTTTACCTGTTCCTGCATCTTCCGGTAATCGTCCAGGGTTTTTACGGAGTTTTGCAGTGCCTCCTGCTGCTTATATGCCTGGAGTATTTCATCTGAACGGGAAAGGATCGACTTCTGATCGGCGGTGAGCTGCGTTTTAGACTTGAGGTCAGTAATCTGTTGCTCGAATTTGATCCGAGCCTGCGTCGCGCTGTTAAGCTTGTCACTGGCATCCAACTGGGACTGCATGGCAGCAGTCTGCTGGTTTATCTGATCAAGCAGCCGGGTTGCTGCGTCCTCGGTATATGCTTTACCCTTTGGCGTCTTGGGTGATTTCGGGTCTTTGTACAGCTCGTTAATACGTGAGACGTTTTTTGCGTATTGCTCAGCAGTAATTGCTCCGGACTTCAGGAATTCACTCTGCTGTTTAAGCTTCTGGTTACGTATGTCAGCATTCGACAGGAGCTGCTGGTTAACACGGTCCGCTTCCTGCTGAGTTTTAATTCTTTTTTGCTCGGCTTTGTCATGACTGCTGATTATTTCAGTTAAAACGCCTTCTGTTGTGATTTGAGATTGCAGATTATTTAGCTCATCTTCGAGCTCAGCCTTTCTTCCACCAAAAAATAGCTTCCCGCCTGCAGCCTTATCTATCCAATCTAATTCCTTACGAATTTGAGAGATCCGCTCGGTACCGGTTTGCTCGCGACCAATATCAAGCATGGCATCCCATGCTCCTTTAGCCGTTTTAGCAAGCGAGTCCCAAGCACGTTCAAGAATCCCCAAATTCTGATGAATATCGTTCGCACGCTGCTGCATGGCATTGGCGTAAGCATCAGTAGCCACCCGTGCAGCATCCTGCTGATTACCTTCATCCTGCAGTGCTTTAATCTGGTTGTAGGTTGCCAGTGTCAGAAAGTGGTACTGATCGTTAAGTTTGGTAATGGCCGCAACCGGATCAGCAGCAATGTCGTTGAAATCACCCACCAGCTTTTCAGTGGCGATGCCTGTGGCTTCACTGATTTCAACCACGGCAGTTGTTACTCGTTCCAATGACTCTGCAGCCACTTTCCCGGATGAAACTATCTGGTTAAGTGTGGCTGCGGTCACGTCAGTAGTTGAGTTGGCAACTACTGAAACCCGAGCGGCAATATCTGCTAGTTGCCCGGTGGTTTTACCAACCAGATTACCGCTAAGGGTCAATGACTTATAGAACTCGTCCTGCTCCTGAGAGCCTTTGTAATAGGCCAGCCCAAGAACACCGACAGCCGCGGCAGCCAGAGTGACAGGATTAATCAACCCCAGCACATACCCGCCAACACCTTTAATCGCGGGGCCAATACCGCCGAACATATCTTTCAACTGCCCGCCCTGCTGCATAAGCACCATAAACGGCGACTGACCCGTAGATAAGCCGACGATAATGTCAGTCATCTGCGCCGGGATCATGCGCATGGCAAAGGCAGCCTGTGCGGCAGATTGTCCGGTTTTGCCAAGGTCGTCGCGAAATCCAGTTAGCCTGTTTCGTGTTTCCTCGATTTTCTTTGAATAAAGATCAAATGTATCGGTATCTAGCATCCCCTTTGATTTGAATTTCGCAAGATCCTGCTGTTGTTTATCCAGTTTGTTCAGGGCGGCGTTTACCGGGTCGATACGATCTAAAAGTTCAGAAAGGGACTGTTTTTCTTCATCAGTGGCCTTTGTCACTTTCCCTGCACTGGTGGCAGCACGTTCACCTGCCTGCGTCATTTTTACAAGTGCGGTTGCGAGATTGTCAGCCTGCTTTTCTGCCCCAGAGCTGTCAATAATAATGGCCAGGCGAGAGGTTTGTTCTGTCACGTGCTTTTCTCCGGGCAATAAAAAACCCCGCCAAAGCGAGGTTGGAACTTTTTGAAACTGTCGGGTCTTTACTTCATTGGCGGTAAAACATTATTGCTACGATAATCACCGCAAAGACAGTAATTGCAATTCCAGCGATTAACTTTACATTGACATCAGCCAGCCTATCACTAGCTCCAGTATTGTCAGTGTTAGTTATTATCTTCGAAGGAGTTACATCACTCCCGCAATGCTTGCACTTCACTGCTTCGGAATTTATTAATTCTGCGCAGTAAGGGTATTTGACTGAAGTTCCGGACGCTTTTAGCTTATCTCCCACCAGAGCAATTATGATACCTGCGATGGCTACGAAACCTCCAAATATCATGTAATTTTGGCGCGATGACATTAATCCAAGATTATTAACCCTATAGCCACCGCTTGTCGCTACTGTCACATCCATAAATAGCGCCGATACAGCAAAGATCACCCCTATTACAATCGCTAAGTATCCAATAATCTTCACTTGTCTACCCCATTAATTAAAAAGCCACCCGAAGGTGGCCTTATCAATCAGCTTGCGTTCTCGCAACCCGGCAGGCTGCGGTCAATCACAAGGTTGCCCTCAACACGCAGACCAATCTTACCGAACAGGAAGGAATGGTTAAGTTGAGTGACAACTACGTCAGAAAGACCAACTGCACAGCGATCTTTTTCAATCGCTCGATCAGCGGCTGTTTTAACGTTCGGGATGCCAAGAGGGAAGATAATAACAGGATAGCTATCTTCTGCTGTTACGCGTTTCCCTTTGTAGAACTTACCCCCATTGAGGTTGTAATTTTTAGTACTCGCCACAGTTAAATCTGCAACACGTACAGTACAACCAGAAAGTAACAGCGCTCCAAGCGCCAATACGATGACTTTTTTCATTATATGTTTCCTTTGATTGCAATCGGAAACATCCTATCATCGACCTTCTTGAGGATGGACCACCATTAATGGTAGTTCAGTTACTTCCTTTCTTATCTGCTGCACGTTTTTGTGCCTCTGCCCACTCATCCCTCCAGGCATCATCAAGGGCCAGTATCGCTGCATCAAATTCAATGCGGTCGATCAGGATGGTGCGCGATGCCAGATAAAGCTCAATATCGTTCAGGGATAAAGGGAGCGGCACGCCTGCCATGCCGGCATACTTCCTGCCGCGCGATATCATGGCGTAAGCGTTGAGGATTTCCCCAGTGACTGCATCGATTTCAGGCTCTGGAATGGGCGGGAGATTTAGCTTCTCCCTGCGCCACTTTGCTTTCTCGCCCTGTTCGCCGGCGAATTCCTTTAGCCACTTTTGGGCCTCTATGGCTTTTTTACGGTTTCCTGAGTCTGCTGCTCCTTACCCTGAGCAATGTTCGCCGCCTCAGCCAGAATAAGCCAGTACAGAGAGGGGTTTTGCTTCAGTAACGCAACACCACGCTCCGGTGTATACGCTACGGCCGTCTCCGCACCATCCACCAGCTCCCCCACGCCTTCCCAGTCTTTCAGAAGAAAGCGCGCGCAATTGTCGATGAGAAGATCATCAACCGAGTCAATCTCGCCCACACTGGCGAGATCGAAAGCATCCGTACCGACCTGGTAGCTCGCGTCCATTTTGTCGATATGGCGCCGCACCAGCGCATTGCGTGAGCGGTATTGTGGATTCTCGCTACTGGCCACCAGCAGACGGAGTTTAAATAGCGCCTCGTCTTCCGGCGTGAATTTCTTTTTACTTCCTGCTGGCTTTTTGTAAGGGGAAAACCAGCGTTCTCCGTTCAAATCAATTTGAGAAGAAATTATCAGCATAAAGACTCCCAAAAAAGCCCGAACCGCGATGCTCAGCAGAACGGGCCAGGTAAATTAAGGCGCGGTAACGGTGATTTCAGACGTTGCCGTAAAGGTGCGGGCCTTACCGGTGATGGTTGCAGTACCGGCTGCGTTACGCGTGACCTTCGCTGTTTTCTGCCCGGTAGAAACCACGCTGGCGATAGTCGGATCCGATGACGTCCACTGGACGGTATCAGTTGAATCAGCTGGCGTAAGCGTGGCGGTTAACGTCACAGTAGATCCCACGGCCCCAGTTGAAGTGGCTGGCGCAACACTGATTGCCGTCGCCGGCACTTTAGGCACGCGCGTAATCGTCGGCGGAGTATTGGCCGCGGTGATATCCAGCTGAACCTGAACAATGTCAGTGCTCCCCGCATCCGGCCAGTCGCCGGAGATCTGCACTTCCGGGAAATCAAAGGTATAGGCGCCTTCAGCATTCTCCAGCGTGAAGCTAAACGGCACCGTTTCGCCGGTGAACGTTTTTTTGTAAACCTCCCAGGCAGCCTTTGACCATGACAGCGTAATTTGACCTGACGGGGTAAAGGTCGTCGGGATATTTGCGCCGGCGAAAGCCGATCCGGTACCGATACAGCGCTGGGTCTGCATGTTGTTGTCGAACTGGATGTTGAAGGTATCGACGCAGAAACCATTGCCACCAGCAACGCCATTCAGGCTAAGGGCTGTTACCTCTTTGAACGAATAGCGCAACGCCCCGGCATTATCGACTGGCGCGTCAAAGAAGCTGGTATCGTCGCCTTTCGTTTCCCAGTCCAGGCCAGCAAACGTGACCGTAGCAGTGATGTCACCATCATTCGGGATTTCGATCTGCAGGGTTGCCACCTGACAGCCGCGGGCGATCTGGGCGATACCCACATCCTCGGCATAGGAAGCCACTGAGAACGTGATGCGGTCATTGCCCATGGTCAGAACGTTATCCACCCATTCGGCGCCGAAACAGCTGGCAAGAAAATCGTCATGCTGATTCCAGCGAAACCGTGTGCCAACATCGCCGCCGACATCCACTGTGCCGCGTGAAACACCCTGCGCCATACGGTCACCAGCGATTTCGTCATTGTCGTTGGTGTTCTGCGTTGGTTTCAGACCAAATGAAGAACGGCGCAGCAGGTTCCACGCCCCTGCTGTTGGCGTGATTCCTGGCGTTGTCTCGCGAATAAACGCGGCTACTACTTTTGCACCTGAGCTCACAGGAGCCTCCTGTTTTTTGTGCGCTACAGAGCGCGATAAGGAATTTGAAGATTGAGCTGTAACCAGCCATCGGTCTCACCCGCCGGCACAGCGGAAACAGCGAAATAACTAAGTTTTCCGTCGTCCCTGAACTCGAATAGCTCCGTTAGCTGATCGGCCGTCCGGGAGATAAGCAACGTCCCGGAGCCAACCGGAACAAATAGCTGAATGATGAGTAAGCCCGTCCTGTGGACGACTGGCCCATCCCCGATCTCGGTTGCGCCAGCCTGTCCTGCAATGTTGGTGAGGCGGGCCCAGATATCGCGGTTGCTGGGGTCAAATACCGGACCATTGGGATAATCCACCGCATCAGAGGCAATAGCGGTCTGTGCCGCCATTCGGGAAATGACTGCGTTTCTGATTTCTGTAAGGGTCATTTGTAGCCCTGAATCACACCATTAAACGAGACGGCATAGACACCTGTTGGCGCCTGCGTTGAGTGACCATTCTCCAGAGGCACGGAGTAAGGCAGGTTCGACTGAATGTAAATCACCGAGTAGGCTGGCGCCTGGTCAATGATATTTTTGCCATTAAGAAACGTCATTGTCCCGCGCGGATCCGGTTCGGTCGGGACGGAGTGATCGGGTTCGCCGATGCTGACAAAATGCGAAGCCCTGAAGGTTCCTGCGCGATACTCAGCCGGTCGCCTGATATCCATGCTGTCATTAACACGGACTTTCTTCCTGAGCCTTCCCGTTTTGGTCAGGTTAGCAGGATCGGCATAAAGAGATTCGTTCCATTCCCCAACAGCTTTGTTGTATTGAACCGCGGTCGCATTGATGGCCCACAGCTCCGGGTTTCCTACTGGCGACCGTTGAACAATTTCATTCAGCAGTTGAATGGCGATTGTCCGCTGGCGTAGTTTGACATCTTCGGCCACCAGCCCGGCGAATGCCGCCGGGTCAATGTTCCATCCCTTAGCCATATCACACCCTCCGCAGTTGAATGGAGTACGCAGCGCCAGCAGAGTCGGCAGAAGCGGTGATGATCTCGTAACGCTGAAGCTCACCCGTAATCGGATCCGGTGCGGTGATGATATGCCCGACTGCCGGCTTGTCAGTCACCTCATTGACCAGGGCGGTTAGCTTCACGTCACCATGCAGAATGTTAACGCCATCGATACGGCGCAGTTTATAACGCGCCAGCACTCCACGCACCGAGTAAGTCACCTGCGTTTCAGTGCCGGTTTCCGTCACCGGGTCCCAGGCACCTCGAACGGTGTATGACCCAGTGAAATCCTTAACGGCATCCTGCAGGTCTGTATCGAAGGCTGCGGCGACATCGGTCTGCAACTCGTCACGAATGCCCATATCACCCCCTCACCAGCCGCACCTGTGACTGACTAACGCCATAGGGCTTAAGCATGGCCAGCGCCAGCTGCAGGTCCGAATCAAGTAATGCCGAACTGTTGGTACCGAGTTCTGCGAAGGTCTTTGAAACAGAAACGTCGTCAGCGTCAACCGCCTTACTCAGCAATACCCCCGAATCAGTTTTCTGCTGATACAGCCCGCCATTTGCCGCCGACAGCGCCGCATAGGCGCCAGCTTGTTTCACATCGTCAGGAATGATGATTTCGCGAGTTGCCTTATCGCATGGCAGTTTCAGGTTAAGTCCATTCATCCAGGTATTGGCCATCAGCACAGATTTGGCTTTTTTGCTTTCATCTGTCCAGATGGCACCGAGAATCGAATTGACATCTTCAACGGTGATGAAAGTGATCATGCATCACTCCATTTCTTTCCAGCCGTGCGCCTTCCAGTTCTCCACTTCATCAGGGTGAACGTTGGCGGTATTGGGCGCACCCGGGAATGCCGGGAAATCGGTAACCATTGCCACCAGCTGCGATGTGGTCGATACGGGTTCATTGTTATCCGCCTGCGTAGACGCAGTTTGCTCAGCAGCTCGTTGGGCGCGCTGCTCTTTTGTTAATCCGGCCATTAGCCCTCCACTAAAAAAAGGGGCCGAAGCCCCTGTTTATCAGCCCAGCAACAACGCTGAGTGCGCCGACTTAACTGCCGCTACGCCCCAGGACAAACCGACTTCGTAACGCACCTGGCGATACTGGCGGTACAGTGCTACCTGGTAAGTGATGCCAGATACGGGGTCAGTAACGTTCATCACATCATCCGCAGTATCGCCGCCCTGCGGCATTGCCGGGGTTCGGGATGCAAGCAGGAATGCATTGCGATCAAACGCCATGTTTGCGGTGTAGGCGCCACCAGCGGTAATAGCGGTGTTGTCGGCCAGTGCCTGACGTAAGCCAGGAGCAGCCAGGGTGATTGCTGTGGCCGTCGCAGCAGCAACAAGGTATTTATTGCTGTCCCCGTCAAACGTCACGATGTCACCTGCTGTAAAAGCACCTGTGCCGGTATCAATGGCAATCAGAATATCGCCTTCAGCTTTTGCTCCATTCACCAGGTATCCGGCAGCCGGAGATGCAGCGCGTTTCTTAACATGTGCGGATTCGTGGATATTGAAACCTTCCAGTCGCCCCACGATACCTTCGCGCAGAAGCGCATCAGTACCGGATTCGTTTACTTTGAACAGAACAGACTGTTTACCGCGGAGGTTAGCGATAGCCGAAGAACCGAGAACCATCTGCAGATCAGTTGTCGGCGAACCGTTGTCAGAGAGAACCTGGCGCGCATTTGCCGCATCGGACAAATCACCTGCAATACCGAAAGGAGCGGTGCCGGCCGTACCAACAGCACGGGAGGATGCGAAATACAGAGCCGCGAGATCTGCATCCATCTCGTTAGCCAGCGCGCGAAAAGCCTGCTTAAACTGATCAGCAAGGATGGTGTTGTATGTCCCTGCGGGCCCCAGCGCCAGTTGTTCCTCACCGTTCCATTTGACCGGGGCCATTTTGGATTTGGTGATTTTGACATCAACGGTGCCGATCGTCTGGTCGCCGTCATTTGGCGCTGTAGCCCCCGGGGTAATATCAACGGTGGTTGCCGGTGGCGCAACCGGCGCAGTAACAGTCTGGTCCTTCGCCGCCGCATCAGCTTTCGCATTACGCGATACAGCCGGGATAAAACCGACCTGTTCGCGAGATACGGTATCCAGAGCCGTGAAGATAGTCGGGATCAACCCGGTTAGCGTATTAGCCATGTGTATGGATTCCTTGGAGATTAAAATATAGGGTTGGTTGAGCTATCCAGCTCCGGCACCAGCTGCCATCCGGCGGCTGGCAAAGAATTAATCGACGATGGTGATACCGTCTTTGAGAGTTGATTGCTGATCTGTCGGGCTCAGACTGGTAAACGCATCGCGTTTCATCGTTTTCTGTCCGAGTGAATGCTGAGACTGCCGTGAGCCACCTCCCTGGTTGCCGCTGGCCTTCAGAATGTGGTCTTTCTGTGGGTACTGCTCCACCAGGAACTCCAGCGCCTCATCAAAGTCCGCCAGTTCGCCCGGCTTCGAGCGGGAATAAATTTTGTTGCCAGAGCCATCATAGGCAACGACTTTGCCGTCCTCGACTTTGAAGGACTGACCGAACCGCGCCTGAAGCATATCTGCCGGGATTGCTACTTTATCTGCGATGAATTTCGAGCCAGAGAAACGGCCCCCGATCATTTCCTGATAAAGCTGGCCTTCAAGGGTCGTCGCACGCTGAGTAGCTTCATCAAGCTGGGCCTGGAAGGATTTGGTGATATCCGCTTTAACCTGATCAACAGCACCTGCGTCGATCAGTTTTTTCTGGTCGATTTTAGTCATCATCTCCAGCGCTTCGAGCGCCTTCGCCGGATCACCGATTTTGGCAAACTTAGCCAGACCGGCTTCAGCTGCTTCTTTGGCTTCACGATGAGATTTCGCCTCGCCATTCAGAGAGGAGATTTTCCCAACGGCCTGCACAGCATCAAAACCAACTTCCTGGCCGTCATCGTGGACGTAGACGGGTAAACCGCTGGAATCGACTTCTGCATAGCTTTTGCCGTTAACTTCGATTGTTTTCAGTTTCATGTGGTTACCTTTTCGGGGTCATCCGACCGTTGCACCGCTCACCATCCGGATCACGGCAATAAAAAAGGCCGCCCGGAGGCAGCCTGATTGAAGACTTAAAAAGCTTTAAAGTCTGGCGTTGCTGAACGCCTGAGCATCCAGGTTACGAAGTTGCTCCAGAGTCAGCCATTCGCCCTTGTCGTTGTAGAAGTCATCGGGCGACATGCCGCCATCACGAATCAGCCGGGCCCGGGTTACGCCAACGATTTGGGACTGTCGCGTGAACGACTGGCGCGAGAACCAGCCCTGATAATCGGTATCCGAAGGCACCTGCCCGTCCATGCTGGCACGTGAGCTATCTGATATTTGCCCAACAGCAATACCCAGCTCATCAGACGATTTCAGGATGTAGGTTTCGACGCTGCGACAGCAGAAATGGATTTTCCCGGGTCCCTGCAGATACGGCACCTTATGGCCGATCGGCTTGTTATCCAGTGTGTACTTGAGGCGGTCGCGAATCCGACAGTCTTTTGATGTACGGTTATCCAAAGTGGATAACCACTGCTTACCCTTCAAAATGTCATCGTTCGCATCTGCAAAGCTTTTCCTGGCCGTAGAAGCAAGATGCCCCACAGCCGTTTTTGCAATACTGCCGGCATTAGTTCGGCTCATCTGCAGTGCGCCATCCTGATAACCACGGTTAGCATGACCACGGACCTTTCTGGCGATTTGCTCATGCGTATCGCCCAGGAGAAAACCCTGCCGCACTGTATTGGAAATTCTTGCCATCCTGTCAGCTTCAAGGTTATCTGCCCACTCCGAAAGCAGGCGCCCCTGAAACGGCTGTGCCATCGCAGTTGCGTAAACGGCATCCGGGGAAATGCCCACCAGCGGGTGAAGCGATAGCACATCATCGGGGATCGCAAACTGGAACAGACTCAGCTGAAAGCCTGCTTCGTGCTGAGCGAGTTGCTGCAGCTCATCAGATAGTCCCGCGTACATTGACTGCACAGACTCGCGATTGAGAGCTCTGACACTAACGAGCAGCGCTTCCAGTCGCGACACGGTAGAGCTTTCAGCATCCAGGCTATCCATCGCCACCAGCAATCTGGCTGTCAGTTCCGCATCGCTGTCATTCAGGATTTTTATCATCCTGTTTGCAACGCTGGTGCTGTACCGCGCTATCCATATCGCATGCGCTATCGATTCATCCTGAAGCTTGTCATTCGCCGTTGCCATTTGCACCACCCGGGTTACTCAGTCCGCCGGCCAGCGTGACCTGCTGATTTCGCAGCTCGTCGATTACCTCTTCGGGCTTCGCGTCCGGATCGATAAATTTGAGGGCCTGCAAAACGCGAACAGCATCGACCTGACGTATATCACCACCCTGACGGAGCGACTGAACAGCTGTTGCAGCTGTGGCATCAAACGTCTGGGCTGAAACATCCAGTTCGGTGCGTACATCGACATTGCCGCCTTCTTTCTCGCCCAGCCATTCCGCCATAATCTGCAGGATATTATCGAGCGCATCCTCAAGCGAACTTGCCATGGTGTAGAGAGGTGAATTCTCCTGCATCCGCTCTTCGTGAGTCTGGTCTAAGGATTTAGTCGATGTGTTTTCCGCGCGCAGCAGTTTTGCGCCGGCCTGACGCATCTGGTTTTCCAGATCCTCAAGGGAAATCTTACCGGCTTCAATCGCAGCCCCGGTATGCTCGACATATTCCAGTCCCTGCCGCTGGCGGTCATCGAAACGAGTCGCAGAGGAAGAACCTATCGTCAACGTTTCGCCATCGGCCAGACCGTAAGCCACCAGCAACGGCACGCGAGCGACATGCAGGATGTTGTCCTGTTCACTCTGACTCTGCCAGTGCTTGATATTCAGTAAGGCGAGATTAAGCAGTGGCGGTGAACCGCGCATAAAGCCTGTGCGTTTTGTGTAAAGCGTCACCAGGGGAATATCATCGCGACTGGTTTCCCACTCGTCGTGAATCTGCCACTGGCTTTCGCCGTTATCACCTTTATTTCGGCGATAAATTTCAACCTTGCCCGGCATGATATGGCGTATTTGCTCAACTTTCGTTTGCCCGTAATCATCGCCATCAATAATGATGACCTCTCTGATACGCAGATCGGTCAACACCACTTTCCCTTTAACCACTTTCGATTTCCAGCCGATGACCTGGCGAGGATTTAACATCGTGGCATACGGGCGGGATCCCGCGGCTTTTTCGTCGGCTTTAGTTTTTACTGCCTCCCGGTCAATTTTCGGGAAATCCACCAGCGCATGTACCAGACCATACTGGAATCCGATGCTGAAAAATTGCTGTGCCCAGACATCGAGCCGGTTTCCTTCCATATCAATATCTGGCGACAGCTCCCGTATTTGTTCAGGAGAATCCTCACTCAATACCGTCGGCTCAGCAAACACTCGCCCGATGTTTTGTTTAATGGCCTCTTCATAGGCAGGGAGTAACGTTGCCGAAGCCAAACGCTCCTTATAACTTTCAGGATCTTCGTTCGGCCATTTCGGGAGATACTTCTTGCCCTGCCGGCGCATTTCCAGCGTGCCGCCCATCAGCGCATCATTAATATCCCATGCCTCAACCATGTCGTTATAGTCGAGGTTGGGCGTTGAAATATCAGGCATGGTTTTACATCCGCAGTTGGGTGACTTTTCCAGTCGGTTTGATAATCGGGAATTGCTTCACAATGAAATACCCACCGGCATCGTTGGGGTGATCGTTATCCGCCGTTTTATCCGGCTCACCGTTTTCGCCCCAAACCTGTTGCTCAAGCGATTCGGTGTATACCGGGCACCGCTTTACATTCACTTTGTAGCGACGTTCACCGTTACCATTGCAGAACATGGCATTCATCGCGTTGATGCGGTCTTTCACTGGCGGGTTTGATGCATTCACAACCACATTGAAGCCGGCCTGCTTAAGCTGAGCGATATCCGTGGCGCTGGCATTGCTGGATTTGCGGGAATCGCCGGAAGCGTCCGGGTAAATATAGATTTCCCGTACCTTGCGATAATCGTTACCGTCGTACAGCCAGAACCGTTCTTTGATGATGCGGATCATGTCCGGCGTGTCGTAAGCCTTGATGATTTCAGTAACTGCAAACGGAAGCCCCAGACGTAACACATGAACAACCCCGGCCATCTTCCCGACGTTGAAATCCATACCGATATACAGCGGCTCACCGGGTTGTTCTTCCTCCCGGCAGTTATTCAGCTTACGGTCAAACTGATGGTAAATCGTCCCGCTGGTAAGGTTGGTGAACTGGCCACGGAGATAAGCCTTGATCAGCTCCGGCGGGTATGACTCCATCAGCGACGGGATATAGTCCGGCGGCAGATTCTTTTCATTGTCGAACGTCGAGGCCTGCACCAGGCCGTACAGCGTTGAGAGCGAAGGCTTATCGCGTACAGCCTTTGCGAACTGCTGATAAACGAATTTAAACCCTTCCGGCGTCGTGGTGACGTCGATCCCGTTACGAAGACCGGCCACGTTGTAACGCATACGAGCAATGATTTTTCGCCAGGCTAACTGCGCCTTTTTGGCGGGCATTACGTCCAGCTCATCAATCAGCGCATTACCGATTTTAAAACCAACAATGGTTTGCGGTTTCTCCATCGAGCGGCAAATCGTCGTTCCTCGGTACTGGCGCCCGGCGTAGAAGTGAACCTCTTTGTTTCCCTCGTTGATTTTGACATTCAGCCCCCAGTCGTGGGCCACCTCCTCAACAGTGGGATAAAAGATGTCACGGATCTGCGGATACGTTGGCGCAAAGTAACCCTGGTTGATTTTGGGGTGTTCCCACATCCCTTTGCAGATACCACCACAACCGACCCACGTCTTACCGGAACCGAAGCCGGCGACATAGGCCTTAAATTTGTACTGCATCGCAAGGAATTTGGCCTGAGGGATGTTAAGCGTCGGTGCTATCGCCATCCTCTTCCCTCACTCGCGCATCGACTACGTTGATATTGATTGCAACTGGCGTTGGTTCGTCATCCTCCGGATCAGCAGCCAGCTCTTTGCGTAATTTTTCAACCTCCAGCTGCCGCCGCTCAATTTCAATCAGCTGCAGACGCTGGGCGAACTCGCTATCAGCCAGGCCGAGCCGTTTCATCACCGCCTCGTACATTCGCTCGCGGCTAATAGCGGTTATCTCAACGCCATTCTTCCCAAGCTTCACACCGGAATAGGCAAGCGCAGCATCCGGCGCCAGCTTACGCGTATCAGCGAAGAAAGGCTGGCCTACACCATCACCATTGCAGCGGGGGCATTCCGGGTTAGGTGCGCTGGTGTGGTCGTAACCGTAACCACCAACATCTACGGGCTCGCGACGTTTTCGTTCAAGCGCTTCAAGTCGCTTCTCTTCGTACTCCACGGCATCACGCCATTGATACTGATGACCGAAGCCCCAGCAGTAACGGCAGCTCCCGCGGCGATACTGAGAAAGCTGATTGGCGTCGAAGGTTGCCAGGCGCCACATCTGCTCAAGCACTTCATCAGCACTTCCCAGCGCGCGCACGATGGATGCTTTCTGCTGCTGCGCAATGGCCTGCGCAACTGAAGTTTTCTGAAGCAGCTGATAGCCAATTTGTTCAGCAGTCTTCTTGCTATACCCGGCTCGAATGGCGGCCTGCTTGGCGTTGTTGTCCTTCAGGTATTCCGCAACAAATAAGCGTTGTTGATCGGTGAGGTCATCATCATCCACCAGCGCTTCTGCGCACTTTTCCTTTTGCGCAGGTTTTTGCGCAGCTTGCGCAGAAGGTTTCTTGATGTATCGACGGGCGGTAGCGTAATTCAGTCCCTGCGCTTCACACCAATCCTTCGGTGATACGCCGGTTGCGGCATGATCGGACAGGAACCGTTGCTGAAGCTCGCCCCAGTCCGGTTTTGCCATGGATTATTCCTATTTAACGTGAGGGAGAAAAAGGAATTACTGATTCTCCATAAAATATTCACTTTTATGCTTTGGAATTAAGGCTCTTTAGTCCAGGAGTTATTATGAAAAGAATTATGCTTGCTGTTTTTGTGATCTGTGGTGCGCTGTCTCTTTCAGGATGTATTTTGCCTCCGGGAGGCCCAGGCGGCGGACATGGTGGTGGTCCAGGTGGCGGATTCTCACATGGTCCGGGTTTGCGTTAATAACAGCAGGCCCTTTTCAGGATTTATTCGTATCAGGTGGTATCGGTCGATACCCCCTTTCCTGAACGAGAAACGACACTTCCATAGGCACCGACTGTAATGCCTTAGCTGACTTGCTCAGCGCCGGTATCAAACAGCGCCAGCGCTTCGGTCGCTTCCTGAATTGCTTTACGAGTCTTCGAGACAATCTCGCTTTCCGTGTAAACACGATCGAAAGAGTCAGCAAATAGCTCAGCTTTCAGATAGCTATCGCCAACCCAGTCAATGGCTAACTTCGCCGCTGCTGTGTCGTAATTCACTTTCTTGATGATATCCAGGCGGATTTGTTCGGATGTGGTGATCTCTGACATGTCTTACCTCTGTGCGATGTGGGGAATATTATAGAAACCACTCGGCAGAATAGCTTCTGTAATGCTTTCCCACTATCCGAGGGAGTCACTCTTATGCCCTTGAATTGCTGTCAACCGTCATTGCGGTGCTTGTCGCAGCAGCCTGAGCGGTCCGTAATTATGCTTGCACATCCGCGCTTACGACATGCGGGGGAATTAACGGTGGCATTGGTTACTACTTAGCATTCGAGGCGCAATAAAAAGCCCCGCATAAACGGGGCTGTAGATTCAGATAAATGGTTTGGCTACTGGTAGCTATCTGCAAAATGCCCTTCGATCTGAGATCTGACATCAACAGCTTCGTCTAACTTTAAGGAATCATGGCCCTTAATATGGAAATGAGGCTCATATGCATAAATCGTAATAAACGCATATGATCCTTCATCTCCTGAAAAAATCTCATATTTGACGCGAGAAAGACCGGTACCAACTAACATGTATGTATCCAGAAGCTTATGGGTATTCATCATCCATTCCTTTTCCTTTAAAAATCCTTATCAGCATACATGAATTCGATGGATGACGGCAGCTATGGATCCTTGCAGACGTCGAAATAACCTCAATATCAGAGAGTCAATACCCATGCAACCCCCCAAGAATGCCAAAAAATAAAGCGGCAATCAGCAACGCAAGCGCAGTCTTCTTCATTAACACTCCGTAAAATGCTATGGACATTGCCAGACACAGTGTTATAAAAACTGGCCACATAGTTAATAACAAAAACAAATAACCAAATAATCCACTATTAATAGTTATATTCACTACTGACTTAACCCTGACGTTCAAAATATGAACTGCATCTCATGACAGCATGCAATCTGCTTTTACTGGTGAACTATAGCATTATCTATGGCACTCAGTGAATGCTCGATGCCTCAGTTGCTGAACTCCGCTAATTGATACACGCCCGCTACGCTTGTTATATCCGGAATGTTATCTAAACTAACGTATGACTTTGCTCTGCCATGACAAAGTCTGCCGTTCTACCAGTGAGCTCAAGGATGAGCCACTCTCACCCCTTCCGGGCTCTCGGTTTTATTCTCAATTAGTAGAAAATAAACCAACTTCGTGGCTACAATCCGTCATTGGCTGGCTATACAGCACCCCGTAGCTTTGGGATTTCCTCCGCGGGGTTTTTTATCAGGTTTCAACCCGATTTTTCGGTTTAGCATTATCGAAGCCCCTTGCTAAAGAGCTTCTGTAATGCCTACTGCTGGGCCCTGTGTTCGTAACGGGAAATTGTCTTCCCGTTTGCGTTCATCACGTACGCCACCTCTCCCTGTTTCAGGAACACGTTCTGGTCCATTCCCGACACTGCGATACTCTGCTGATTGGGGTTGAAACCAACGCTTAGGCCGCTATGGATTTCTTCGCCGCCGCCAGGCGACATCACTTTTACTGTTAACATACTTATTCTCCTGCTTCTTCTGGTAATAAAAAGCCCCGCTATTGCGAGGCCAGTAATGTGCGTTATTTATCCTTTTCTACGGTTAGCGCATCGGAAAGTTAATGAGGAACATAAGCCCGATAAACGCGCACAGTATCCCAATAGCGCCGCCCACAACAATGAGCGCCCAAACGATAATGGTTCCTATGGTTGCAATCATTTCTTAGACTCTTCGGTTGGCTGTGGATAAGCAGCAGAAAAAAAATCATAAATATCTACCGCTTACGCTTGTTGTTTCTGAGCTGTCTCCTAGGCTAAAAGAGCCATTACATGAAAGACCTTGCGTTTACTTACCCGTGGACCTCAAGGATGAGGCCATTCTTTTAACTCACTGAGTAGGGGTAATGCTCTGGCAATTGGCCTGCACTGCTTTGTTGTGCGCCAGAATGTCGCGTTTGGTCTGACGGTCCATTACGTCGATATCGTGGTCGGTCAGGTAGATAATCCGCACCCAGCTGCACGCGGTATCAACGACTACTGGGGCGGGTAAACTTTCCGCGCAGCTCCCGATCAACATCGTCATCAGGCATATGGCTAACAGTCTGCTGTACATCGCTGGCCTCTTTCGTGACTTCTGCCTTACGTTCTGCCGCGGCGACGGTGGCGACTGCGTTCTCTTCGGTACGCTGCTGATCGGCTTTGGCTTCAGCCTTACTGGTCCCGCGAGCATGACCGATGCCGAACGCACCAGCGATAGCACCCAGGATGACAACCACCAGCCCCGCGATAATTTCAAAGCTCATTGCTGCGGCTCCTTCAGTTCGTCGGCCTTTTCTTTCAATGCTGGCTGGCGTACGTATTGCGATAGCACGGCCAGCACCACCAGCACAGGGCTAATCAGTGCCACAATGTTTGGCGGCAGGATGTTTTTGATATCCGGCGGCAGCACAGCCCAGGCGTGCAGCGCAGCATCCGGGAACGACTGCGCCCACATGCCAACCAGCGCGCCGATAGCACCCAGCTTTACAGACCACGTTTTCTGCAGCAGGCTGGCATGGCCAACAAACTCCAGCCGGGTATATTTGCGCAGAAGTAACAGAACGAGCACAGCCACCAGCACGAGCAAAGCGAAAATGATCATCTTCATACGGACACCTAGCCTTATAGGCCTGCCAGTTCAACCGCGCGCACGAAAACATCAAAGCCATAAGGCTGCTGCCCGTTCTCGTGCTGAATGATTGCCTGCAACAGCTTCATCATGAAACGGCTGTCTTTGGTATCAATGCGCTGATCCGGACTAACCCCCGTAGCTTTGGCGACACTATTGATATACGCTTGGGTGTTGTTCTCGTTAGGCGGCGCCCAGCGCTTGATAATGCCGCTTACTGTGCTCAGTCCATATTTGCGCTGATAATTGCGCAAGATGATAATCATCGCCCGGATACCATATTCCGGGGTTTTGAACTGACAGAATGATTTGTCGGTCCGCTGAGACTCAGAAACCAGCCCCTGCCAGTCGTCCCCCCAGCGAATATTTCCCGGATTATTATTTCGAATGCCTCGTGGTGTAGTCATGATTACGCCTTGTTATCGCCGCCACCGATACCGAATCGGCTGCCAAGATATTTCATTGCAAACGCCCTGATGGCGTCTACGCCTACGAACCCAACCCCACCGCCAATGGTGATTGAGAGAGATTTGGGGAAGTCGAAGTATTCAAGCCCCGATGCGAATGTCAGCGTTAGCGCCCCACACAGAAGCCCCTCAAGAAACATCTTTTTCCAGCCACCGCCGCTATAGGCGATACGTAGACCCGCCATAACAACTGAGAGCAGCACGGCCCCCAGCGGCGTATCTCCGCGCCACCAGCTCTGCAGCAACTCCAGCAGATCAGGCCAGTTATTCGGGTTAGTTGGCATTTTCATAGTCTCCACCTCCGGGTTAACGGGGTGCTGTGTGAATGAAGGGGGGCAGGCCCATCGGGCTGATTTAACAACGAGCCGTATCGAAGATGGTTCCCGTGAGCCTGAAATGAAAAAGGCCACGCAAATGCATGGCCTTGGGATTTGAATCCATTGTTTACAAAATGCAATAGAGACGGTATTTTTCAACTTCCGGACAAAAAAACCATATACCGGAACAGGATATAAACATAACTGCCTTGCCTGCATGTAACTATGTGGGCTTTTTTTATGAAAAAGTTTCGATCAGCACGTATTTTCCCGAGTTCCATGAACGACAGGGCCCCAGCAAGTGCTGAGGTTGAAAAAAATAATGGTTGCTTTGCGTGGATTTAAAAGGAAGCTGCAGGTTTACTTCCCTGCTGTCACCGTTGTCATTATTTAAAGTCCTAAACGTCCGGACTAATGCTTCGGTAGATTCGAATCTACACCTGCTGTGTGTGGTGCCGGGTGCCTCCCGGTGAGCATGCCCCAGTCGGCATGGCCCGCGCTGCATTTACAGGTTTCTGTAACTGACTGGTCGCCCCTCCGCTTAGGGGGATTCACCACAACTCAAATTTAACATTCAGCCTTTCATGTTTCAACACACGGCCTGTGCGATGTGTTGACTCACCATAACTGCCCAGCCCAATGTTACCAGCATGTAGCGACCTGTTTTCATCTTTGATAACATTAATTCGCAAAAGATTAAAACATCACTGGTGCAAAATATGAGTAAGTACTCAGACCTTTTACAGGTAATCAAGTCCCGGGTTTGTCAAAATAACAACTTCCCCCAAACATTACTGGCAGACTCACACAGTTACAGAGCCAGGCAGGTTTGGTATCGAATAGGACAAATATTCACTCTTGAATGTATTCTCGATGAGTACAGGAAACATTTTTCATCAGATTATTATTATCTTGATAACGATAAGGCTCTTCATCACCTTATCTTCGAAATGACCAAGTGGAAACCTGAAGAGATTAGAAGACTCTCGCTAAACGACTGTCTTTTTATCATTGCCAGTCAACTAAAGCCCAGTTATATGTCAGAAGATGCTGCCGCTGTCCTGGCGTCACTCAATCTGCCGACTGGCCACTATCCTGTTGAGGATTTTCCACAAGAGGACTGGGATCCCAGGGAAAACTCAGCATTCCTTCAAAGCTACCAGTAGCGACTCGCCCAATCTCCGCAGAGATCTGACTCAGCCGCTCCTCAAGAGCGGCTTTTTCTGCTATCAGACGGTTAAAATGGGCAAGATAGATTTTCTGTTACCCAAGCCAGTCTTCAAGCTGTTGAGTGGTCATGCCCGGGTTAAAAAAATATGGCTGCTGCATCGCTTCCCCCAGAAAAGCAAAACCCCGCCGGTTGGCAGGGTTCAGAATCAGTTTCATTTGGATGTACGTATCCATGATTAGAAGAATACAGGACAATTTTATGCAAAGTCAACTCTATCGTGCAAAAATTTGCCGCCATCTGTTTCGATCACATCAATAAATGGTCGCCTTCTCAAATTCAGCCGCTGCCTGTCTCTCTCCTTTGTGAAGCATATCCACCAGCCCTTCATAGAACGGCTTCCAGTTGCGTGACCACGAAGACTGATGGAGATCCGGGAGACGCTTCAGAATGGCGCGGTGTACCGTCGCAGAGGGTACAACAGAGAAGCCATTACCAGAGCAGCGTTCACATGTTTTGAAAACCGGTGCGCCAAGTTCTTTGGTCGCTTTGCGATCTAACACCTCCCCTTTACCACCACACCTGCATCGCGCATGGATCACTTTCTTTCCTCCGCACACTCCACAGACCCTTTTCACCAGTTCATTTCTAATCTTTGGGGCCTTCACTTCGACACCGTCAGCATCGAAAATACCGGGGTGCTTAATTACATCTTCATGGCGGGAAATAAAGCCGGTACCGCTGCAGCTTTGACACGTTGCTCTGGTGGCCGCCGAACGTGAGTATTCCGCAAAGGCAAATTGCGCCAGCGTCAACATGCAGGCGCCGAGCTTGTCACCAGCGGCTTTGCGGACATTTTTAGGAGCGTTTTTGATGGCAAACTGCGCCAGCGCCTGAATTGCAAGCTGTTCGTCCGTTTTGCTGATACCAGCCTTTCCGAGGAAAGCGGCAAGGCCGAAGCGCGCACGACTGCTGGTGGTACCGATGGCCGCCATAACATCTGTTCCGGTCAGTCGATTCGGCGATGTGCTTTTCACGTCGTCGCTGATATGCATCCCCTGCGGGCTGAAATGCTTTAACGATGCTTCCAGTTTCATGCGGCCACTTCTCCGATATCAGAAATTAAAATTTGTCCGGATTCACCCCAGACTTTTGTTACACGAAAGTCCCAGATATGTGCGTCATCAGTAAACAGAGCATCCATCAGCGCTTTGATCATGTTATCGGCGTCTGGTTTCTGCTGGTGTGCCTGTCCGTTCATCGTTACTCGCTTCTTCTGGCTCCAGCTCTTTGGCATGGGAACCACGAAGGTTATGTGTCCGCCCTGCTCCGGCATAGCAACGTTCTTCAGACGGACCTCATCGCAGAATGCCCGGTAGCGCATTACCGCCGGACGCTGCTTCCAGTTATCAGCTCTGGTCATCCTGGGTTTGCCGATGGGCGTGATATCGTAGATTTTCATGATTTAATGAGTCCCTCTTTCCGCCAGATTTCCAGGGTGCGCATTACCCCCTCCGCGTGCATCAGGCGCAATTCGTCGTAGGTGAAATCGGTGGTTTTAGTTCTGCCGTCGATTACGTCATGGCACCCGTTGCAGGCGATCGCCGCCTGAGTATCGTCAGGCTTGCATCCTGTGCCGCACGTACCCGCCAGGCGGTAATGCGCCAACACGCTGGTTTCCGGGTTGCCGTTGCAGTAACCAGGGATCCGCACTGTACATTCGCGACCTCGGGCCGCTTTGCGAAGGTTCGCCATACTCACCCCCACATCCTGTTGCGCCAGCGAGAGTCTGGCCGAGGCGGATTTTTGTCCTCCACCAGCTGCGCGCTGACGGTCCATGTCATAAAGTCAGGGTTTAAGCTTCGTTCGACCTTTACGCCCCGCTGGCGATATCTCGCCATCAGTTCGTCGGCCTGTTGCGTTGTGCATTCGAGATGGTGAAACCATGAATGTTTCATCGGCATCACCCCGCAAAGCTTAAAAGCTGGTTTGCGGCGTTCTCAGCTTCCTGCAGGCTGTTGAACGAACGAGAGAGGATCCACCGCCAGAGAACATCGAGAGATGCTTTGTACAGTTCCTGGAACTCGCATTCGTCCATGCTTGCGAAAGAAATGCTGCGAGGGTGTTTTTTCAGCGTGCCGTCCGGCAGCTGTATGGCGTCATAGTGGCCGGCTTCAACGATGACCCACGCCCGGTAAGCATCGAAGGATTTGCAAATACTGACATAGCCGGATCGCTTCTCAGCTATCCGGTCGAGATATTGCCCGGCGGCATCAAGCAACGCCGATTCACTCCCGCCATATGCAGCAAGGTATTTGGCGTAACCTGTGATAAGCCTGCGCTCGTTAGACGAAATCGCCCCGCCGGTAGGTTCCCAATATTCAAAACCGAGATTGAGTAAAGCAAAGTAACGGCGGTGAAACGCCGGATTACGGACAAGCTTAAAGTCGGCCTCCAGAACGGATCCGAGCTTGCATTTTGATTGCAGAAAATCACTGGTCTCCGGCGTCGCGGGGATCAGGATACCTTGAGATTGTTTTATTAAGTGCAATTGCGCCATGGCTTCTCTCCGTGGCGCAGTAGGTAACGGTTGTTCAGGCCGTTGATTTCATATTATCAGAAGGTGGGAGAACTCGGTAGCCAAGTCGTTCCGCAAATTTCATAAATCCGTTTAGAGTAAAAATTTCTTCTTCAGGCAATAAAGGTCGCATTGAAATTATGCCATTAACCCTGTAAATCAGATGCCTTCCTTCGGCCGGGAAGCTACAAATAATGGCGCCATCTGATCTCCTGACAACATCGTACCAGGAATGATTAGTAGGAACCTCAATACCATCACTCACACTACCCCCTGAGCGACATACAGACGCAAAAAAAAAGTCCGGTGACAGCATCAAAGGGACACGCTTATTGCGATGCTTTGGGAAATGCCAGCCACCAAAAGGTGAATCAGTAAAACCAGTCGTCCGCGCTTTCCCACGTCTCTTGCAGAATTTGCTCAACGCGTTTTTTATCGCCATCAGCGCCGCCCAAAACGCTAAGGCCATCGTTGCTTGTGCGTCGAATGGTTAATTTGCAGTCATCATAAGACTGGGACAAGCGGCGCAGCAATTCTTGCTCAAGCGCAGGTATGGCGCCATCAGGGAGTTTTTTATGTTTATCAATTGTGACTTCAACTTTCATGGTTAGCACCTCACATGGATACTGTATAAATAAACAGTATACCGGTTGCATGAAATGTTCAACCCCTCTGCAGCACTTTTTGCCAGTACCATGCTTATGTTTAGATTGAGGTTTTTCCACAATAAAAAACCCGCCGAAGCGGGCTTTATCATGCTGCAATGTCTTTTTTCAGGCTCATCTTCGGTAAGTTAGCTCTCACCAGCGCTTTAGCATGCAGCGGAGTTACCCACATGGTGGAGATTTGACGTTAAACGCACTCTTCAAGGTTTTACCAGACTGAATTTTATTGTATCCCGATATACCCCTGGATGGCCTGGCACAAACTTACACTTTTTAATAGCAACCTCAGTTTCCCTGAAGAAAACCTCATCGCCCGTTTTGTCTACTGAGTACACTTCTCCTTTATCATTAACCCATGCCGCATAATCGACACTCCCTTCAGTTCTCAATGCCTGAGCCTTGACTGGCATCGCTGGCGTAGGACAACCTATACGCACAGGCGCTATTTCTTCTTTATTATCAACAGCAAATGCCACATTTGATATAAGAACAGCGCAAACCAGAAGTGATGTTTTTTTTAGAAACGATACCATCTTTTGTTTTCCTTGTATCCCTAGGCTACTAAGACGCTTTTTCATGTGACACCGGATGGGGTGGACCTACTTCTATATCCCCTCTGGTATAGAGGGGATTATAGTTTAAGTCGCTGCTGGCGTCTGACACATCTGTGGCAAATTAGCACTTATAAGTGCCTCAGTGAATGACAGCGCATCGCGTACAGCCGCAGATGATGATAATAATGCCCAGCCATGTCGGAGGAGTTGGGGGTGTGGAAAAGGCCAACCGCGTCTTTGTCTGCGACGAATTGATACCTATGCGGTAGCGCCTTCATGAATTGAACGACTGGCTTGGCGAAAATGTCACGCGTTTTGAAGATTATAATTTAGGAATGGAAGATACTTAAGAGCCCGTTTTAAGAGGCTTTAATTTTTAGTATAAACACAGGCGCATGTATATTAAAATTCACAGGTCCGGATCTACAGGCTCATGATATAGATTTACAGGATAATGAATAACTTCATAATCTAGTTGAGAAACTGTGTGAACATGCTGACTATAAAAAACCAAAGGATTTTTTTGACAAGGAGTAATTGTTATAGCCTTACAGGCATGTATTCTTGGTGCGGACTTATCTAAATGAGATTTCCACTTGGTCATCATTTCATTGCACTTCCGATTACGAGTATAGATGATCAATCCACCACTTGCGCTGTCTACGGTACCCGTACTATATCGCTCTGTGAGTTGAGCATATCCTTTAAACAAATAACTATATGAAGACGTATGTTTTTTAGCCTCACCATGCCAAATAAAGTTATTTAACTTTATTGTAATATCACAATGTCCACGTTGATTATTTTCATGATAGGCCTCAACGCCCATATCCCTATTTTTGATATTAGCCAACAGTATTAAAGTAAGCTGATCTTCCGTTAAATCAAAGTTCAACTTATTTGAATTCTCTTCTATTTCTTTTACAGCACGATCAAGTTCAATCCTAACAAATTGTTTGAAATTATCATATGATTGAAGTGCAAATTTAACACGAGTAATAGCAGCATTGATACGCTGAAGGAAAAAATCATTATCAATATCAGCCAAACTCATTGGTGTGGACATTTTTAACATCAGACAATATCCTTTGATTTAGACTCATCTAATGTAAAAAAAGGGAAGACGAACAACTTATAGTCATGCATAAGCTCACCTGTATATGGGTTTACTAAACATTGACTAATTTCCGCCTCAACCACTTCCTCTATCTCAAGTTCTACAGGGTCATGAAAATCATCAATAAACCAGTAATTGAGTTTTAAAAAATCAATTTTTGGACTGCACAGAATTTGTATGGCTGGATAGAGAACCTGCTCATACGTTTCTGATTGTAAACCCTTGTTATAACCATCAGCTATATTAAACAAATCCTTATAACTTAAAGCCATGTTTGATGATTTTTTAGCCCTTGCCTCAATTTCATCGTACAAATAGCAAGCTAGCGCCCCAACATCAGGGCGCTCTGCACACATTTCTTTGATGACTTTGGGCATATCACCATCCTTCATTGCTGACTCCGATTATAATATCAGCTTTGTGAGGGTTTCGAAATCACCTTTGGATATACATTTACTTAATATAGCATAGTTGACAGGAGAGCAACCACTCCCTCCTAAATGCCTGCGGAGGGTTCCAGGAATGATAAGCTCTACGTTATCTGCCAATTGCAATTTTGGATTATTTCTTTCGACTCTAATTCCAATACGATACAAACCAATACTGCCTACTGCTTTTATACCTTCCTTATTAAACAAGTCATCACGCAAATCTTTTGTAGCCACATTTTTCTTTTCCTTATGCGTGGTGCCCTCACTCGTCAAAAATGACAAATCAAAGACTTTATAGTTTAATTTTGAATAGGGTAATACATCTTGCTTAAAAATTGGTTCAATCAACGGATAAAAATCTTTTTCCGAAGATTTAAACTCATAACCGGCTTTATTATACAATTCGCGAATAATGCTACTCTTTGCAAAAGTAACATTATCACCAACAATATTACCATTGGTATCAATCAAAATATGAATTTTATTAGAAGCAAAATCCATTATACACACATCGAAACACTGCCGTTTTTCTTTTCTCTTTGCAATGATTTCGTCAAAATGTTTATATTGCGCAAGTGCTGCAGGAGGGATTATTTCTCTTATAACCAATTCTCTGACAGATGAAAAAACCAGAATAGATTGACTATTCTGAATAGAGTAATTAATAAGCTTAGGTTGATTTTTAACAGCACTTTGCAATTGAATATTATCAAGAATTGTATCAACCAATGATATTGCTTGATTCATTGAATTCCATTGCAAACTAAATCTGTCATTTAGTGTTTTAATTACGCCATTGTCTACAGACAAACTAAATATTGCTTTTTCACCATAAACAACCTGACCAAAAACCAGGTCACTTACATTTTCCATGATGCCATCAAATTTTTTCTTATCTTTACTTTTAAGATCAATGAGGCTTTCAAGTATTTTTTCGTTGGTTGCTTCGCGCCCTCTACCTGTTGGTAGCCCTAAAGAAGCAATAATTGGTCTTGCAACGCTCCATGTGAAACGCTCAGTCAAGGTCAAGATCGACTTTAACTCAGATTCAGAAAGCACTACCGGGACACTACCTGTCATAACCTACACCTAATCATCCAAAAAGCAATTACAATTGCTTTTGTCCTAATTTATCCTTCGATTCCTATCAAGTTACCTCAATGTTGAAAAAATTTGCAAGCCATTTGATTCTAGAAAGCGACCTCACTCAGACTATTAAAAAGCGAGCAGGCGCGCTTGTATCCCTGCGACGCCTGCCCGCTTTGTGTCGTGGTTTCCATGCTTCTGCATGAGATGTGAAAAAAACCGCTATAACTGTCGGGCCGGATACATTTCACCTTCAATCCAGTATCCTTCGGTATCCTTAATGCAGAGAATTTGCAGTGAGTTGCTCATTTGCCCCCCTCATACAGCTGCGCTGCGATGCACGAAAAAAAAGACTCCCTCGTATGACTGTTAAGAGCTGGCGCAAAGGCCGCATTAAGGACGGCAGCATCACAGCCGTCATCGATATAGAGCGCAATTTTTTTCTCCAGGCGCGCTTTGGCCTCCTGCAGCTGCATACCCCGGCAGGCGCGCGGGATATACTCAGCAATTTGAGCGATACATTTTTCGTTCTGTTTAAACATGCTTCACCCCGATAGGATTGATGGTGTCCAGCAGCAGCCGGCGGCGCGTATTTTCTGCAAAGTGACGGCGTCCGGTTTCTTTGTGGTAAAACTCGTTTTTTCCCACCACCCACATACTTTCCGTCGCGTGCAGCTTTTTACGTTTCGGTCCGTCTTTGGTAATCACAATACCGATATGAGTTTTCTCGATAGTCATAAGGCCTCCCCGCGCGCAGTTGTCGGCCTACTTGCGCAGATAGCTTCCTGCACATCCAGAACACGCTGAAATACAGGACTGCCCAGCAGGCTGTAGTTCATACCAACAGCCGTTTTTGGCACCAGGCCAAACCGCTTCATGTCAAAGTCGATAACGGCCCGCTGATCGCGGAACAACCCCAAGCGACCATGCCGGACAACCTCGCCAGTCGCTTCTGCTTCGGAAAAATACCGCTGAACAGTAGCGCGGCTCAGGCCCAGTTTTTTCATTGCCTCGGCGGTCGTGAGTCGCCCCTGATGCCTGGTGATCCGAATCACTGCACGGACGTACTCTCTGCGCTCAACTGCTGACAATGCTCTAGCCATACATACCTCACTTAACGACACGCAAATGACGCACGTTTTTGCGATAGCTGTCCCATTCAAAATTCACCCACATACCGCCGTCCATCTGGAGACGGTCAAGAATCCGCATACCCAGTGTTTCCTTCAGCGATTCATAGTTCAGGTTGGTTAGGATGCCGACAGGTCGCATGGAGGACAGCCGGCGATCGATAACCTGATTCAGGATGACTTTTTCACCGCTGCTTCCGCGCTGAATACCCACCTCATCCAGAATAAGCAGGTCCACATGGCACAAATCGTCCAGCAATGACGCCTCTGACTGCCCGCCGTCATAGCACTCGCGAACACGTAGCATCAGGTCAGGAATAGTCACCACCAGCACAGAGCGGCCACCAGCCAGCAGGTGATTTCCGATTGCGGCCGCCAGATGGTTTTTCCCGGTGCCTGGCGCTCCGCTGAATACGAAGCTCGCAAACCCTAAGCCGAATTGCTGCGCGTATCTTTTCGCCATCGAGAGCGCCCGACGCTGGCCATCCGACTCAACCTGATAGTTCGCGAATGTGCAGCCGCGGTGCAGATCCTGAATTCCTGCACGTCCAAAGATTTTCTCTGCACGTGCACGCTGGTTTTGTTTTTCCAGTTCCTCACAGCGCTTACGGCCTTCTTCGGCTTGCCAGGCACGCCATTCATCAACGCTGCCGAATTTTGGCTGAACGCCAGGGGGAATGAGTTTTTTCAGTCGCTCCAGTGCATTCCCGGTACCAATCATGTTTTTCATCGCTACCCCCTGAATCCCGATGGGATGGTTTTGTCAGGTTCCGAAATCTGATTGGGATCTCGTGCGCCTGGCGCCTGCTGAATCGCCCACGGTTCGCTGAAATGCATACCAGGGCCAAAAAACGTTTTCGCCTGTTTCACGTACTGCGTGTTGAGGATTCCCTCGGCTTTAACGAAAGCCGCGTAACGCACCACTCCTGCGAAGATTTCCGCCGTAGTGGTTCCATCCCTGATTCGGGCATTCCAGGCTTTGAAGGCATCGGATTTGCTGTTACCCCCTGCCCGCTTGGGATAAACCGACCAGACCTGCTCGAACTCATTCGGGTATATTTTTTGAGGTTCAGGTTTATCGCCTTCGTCCTGATTCTGATCGTCAGGGGGTGTGGCGGAGCCATGCCCCGAACTATCTTCCTCCTGATCCTGTTCCTGCTCCTGATCCTGTTCCTGGTTAAGGAACGGTTCGAGAACCCTTTCGGAACCCTTTAGTTTTGCGATACCAATGTGGGATATTGCCGAGGCTAAAACCCGCGCCAGCTCTGGCTTCACCGTAGATTTGTCCGGGACCTGATCAAACAAACGAAGTGCTGCAATTCCCTGGTTTGGGTTTTCAACTGAATTCCAGGTCAGAAAGTTACGAATTAGCACCCATTTCGATGACGAATCACGCGTTGCGAAACCGTTAGCCGATAGCTCATCAAACCCTTTCGAAACCCTTTCAGGAGTCCAGGCAAGGTCTTCCGAAACGTATCCATCAGGCAGCCTGAAGCATCCGATCATGTTTGTGTGTTGCCCGGTGAGCAGGTACAGCGCCAGCAACCTGGCATCATCCGATACCCGGCGCATTCCATCGCTTATCCAAAATGATGTATGCACCTTGCCGTAATCACGCATAGAGACCCCGTTGTTGCTTAAACTGGTGTGTTTTCATCACCAAGCACCCACCGCAAAGCCGCTGCGTATTCGCCGCTGGCGGTTTGAAGTTGCTGGGTAATTTCCTTACGGGATTTAAGACGCGGCTTTGTGTCACCGAGAACAGCGCGCTGGCGACGAGCTTTCTCGTGGCCAGTTACACCCTCTGCCGCTGCCTCTAACTGTTTGACCGTTTCCCGTTGCTTTTCCGGTGGCATATCGACCAGCTGACGCGCTTGAGTGACAGTGACTTTTCCAGCCTCAACCGCCGCCTGGACGGCCTGCGTAGCATCCAGTAGAGCCACGGTTGCCTGGACCGTTTTTACGCTGCAGCCAAAAAGCAGGGCAATGTCATTTTCGTCATGACCGTATTCCATCTGCTGAACCATTTTTTTGGCCCGGCCCAGTGGGGTATCTGGTTGCGTTATCTCGTTTTCGCTGACCATGTATTTGGCCATTTGAATGGCTGAACCGCGCTTAGCTATACCGGGTACCGGCCAGGGTTCCAGCCCTGCCCGCTTTCTCCTGGCGTTTGCTTCCTTAGCGTTCTTTACGCGCTGCCGACCTGCCACCACACAGGTTTTCCCTGTCTCCGGGTCCTTCCACACGATAATTGGTTCGAGTACCCCAAGTTCCATGATGTTGAGGATCACAGCTTCATTAAGCGGTAGGTGTACGCGTTCGTCGTAAAGCGGGTGTGTTGTATCGGTCACCAGATGCAGGTTTTCCGGTTCGAAAAACAGGACGTTGCTTTTACCGCTGGCGCCGTACGCGTCGATCGAGTTTTTAGCCATGGGCGCCCCCGTTATTGAAATTCAGTTGGTTCATGTTCATAATTTCCACTGTGAATTGATCCAGTTAATTCGCAACGAAAGCCGTAGGTGTTGCAGCACCGCGGCTTTCACCTTTCTGAATTCCAGCATCACGTCACTCCCAGCATTGAAGTGACAATGGCCATCAGCGGCGCCGTTAACTCAGGGTCTATCCGGAACATCTCGACAATTCCCTCGCTCAGTTCTTTCAGCTTCTGATGGCGTGGTGCCCCCATAGCAACGGCAACCTTTGCTTCGCTGGTTTCTTTTTCCAGACGAGCCAGACGGGACATAAAACTGTCTTCGGGCAATAGACGGTGACGGTATTCCAGAGGAAGAACGGCCATGATTGCCGGGGTAAGAAGGCGAACGTACTCGCGATAGCGCTCAGAATCGGCCGGGTTGTCCAGGTAGCGAAAAAGCTTCTGTCGGGCACGGCTGATATCATCAGGGAACGCGATCTCCTCGCCGCCCTGCTGGCGCCACTCATCGATGATATGTGCCGACACAACATCCTGGCCCTCAGTTGCAGCCCAGGCGCGAACAGCAGAGCGAATAGCGTCGTGATCTGACTCTCTCAGCTGATTTCGCTTTATCAGGGCGCCAGTGTTGAATCCGGTATTTTGTTGAAAGGAAAGTGTTTGCATAGTCAGCCTTCCTGTTTCGGCAGGCCGTCGGTGGGGTTGGGGTAAAGATCTGGACGTAACTCATGAGGAGTTACTCCGGTCGCATCATAAATTTTGATTACACGTGAGGATGGAACTCCATTTTTGCGCCAAAAAGAAACTGCCATTTTCGTTACGCCCAGAGCAAAACCCAGCGCGCTTGCAGAACCAGACTTTTGTATAGCTTTTTCGATACCAGTCATATGACCTCCTTAGATAGCGCAAAGTAAAGCATTAATTTACTTTACGGTCAATCTAAGAATGCCTATCAAGGAGTAAAGCAATTATTTACAATGAGAACATGAGCGATAAAACCCCGACCGAAGGCCTGATCTCTAGGCTTACAGAATTGAATGCAAAAGGGATCTCAAAAACTGAGATGTCCCGGATTGCTGGCGTCAGTAAGCAGGCAGTCTCCGGCTGGTTCAAAACAGGACGAATCAGTAAAGAATCTGCATTGGCAATCGCCGATGCTGTCGGAGTTTCTGTTCCATGGTTGTTAGGTGAGGATGTTGGGGAGAAAAACGGGCTTAAAGCTGACGAGCAACGTCTGCTCGAACTCTATCGACAATTGCCCGAAGAAGAGCAGCAGAACATGCTGCGGATCGTATCTCTGCGACTCAAAGAGCTCGATGAGCTGTATGCCAAGTACATGGGGAGAAGGATTAAGGGCGATGAAGAATAATCATCACAACGGTTTAATCACGTAAGCGCCATATCCCGTAGAGAATTACGGAGAGGTTTGTAACTGAAATTATCAAGGCAACTGTGGCCAAAATATCAGAGCCAGACATAGGAAAACCTCCATGAGCTATAGCGACATCGTTGCAACTATTGCAATGATTGTATCTATCACAGCAGTTCCTGCAAGCGGTTACTTTAGTTACAGATATGCAGTAAAAGGGGAAAAACGCAAAGAGTTCAATGCAATAAGCGATATAATTAGACAAAAATTAAGAGATCAATTGCGACTTATTGAGAATGGGGTGTTTCCCGGTGGCGGAAATGTATCAATATCACAGCGAGAGATTGATACGTTCATTGATATCAGCAGCCCCAAGAACAAGAAACACCTTTCGGAATTCTGGGGTGAATATCAGCGCTCCCTGCAAAACAGTATTGATGTCAGTGACCCGTTGAAAGATCCTGACTTTCATAGCCCTTCAATTATTCAATCAGCGATTGAAAAAATATTGCCGTATTGTCAGCGCCAGTAGCCCGGCCACGCATCGAGTTTTATTTCCACTGCTCTTTTGGTAGCGACAGTACGTCAATAGCCAACTCCAAAGCCAGGTCGACCTGGCCTTCCTGCCACAACACCTGAATCATCTCTATCAGCGCCTCTCTTGACGGCTCTTGCTTTTCAACCAGTAGCTGCATAACCGCTATCCCGATAACCGGCGCTATTTGCGGGTGCATCTCCGCGAAAAACTAATCCTCATACCCCATGCCATCAGCCCTCATTGATGTTTTTGTGAGCATAACACATATGAAAAATCTCGACTAAAGCCATGTACCCCTTCGCCAGATACAGCAATGCTTTACAAATCAATTCATCTTAACTTGACTTAATGGTAAAGCAATGTTTTACTTATTCCCAGCAGCAACCCATCAAGGCAGGACGCCCACGAAGTAGCTGCCGGCGGCATACGAAGCACCGGATGAGGTGGAGTTATTAACGCGCAGTAGGTTTAAACGTTCCGCTGGCCACGTAATGGCTGAGGTTGAAATGAGTAAGCAGGGCATCAGAGCCATGGTCATTTCGGCAGTTATCGGGCTCTTCGTCTGGATCGCGCTTTTCTGCGCACTGAGGGAGTTATTTACATGATTGATTTCGCACGCAAACCCGCTCGTCAGCAGGCTGTTCGTTTAAGTCCGTTGTCAGCTTTCATTCGCCGGGTGTGCTACATGCTCGCGCAAAAAGGAGACCCTTCATGAGCACGATGTTTGCCCTGGTTCTCACCGTCAGCATGCTGACGGGCGGTAATCAGGATGTCCTGCTCGGCGTTTACGACACTGAGACTGACTGCAAGGCAGCAGCAGAAGAGCAACACGTGAAAGCTGAATGTTATCCGCTGAAAGGTGTACTGGACGAGCATCCGGCCGGGTTCACGGTGCAAATGTAGGGGGAAGAATGCAGAAAAAATGCGGTTACTGCCGTAAAGCGATCGAGGGAAAACCAGTAGTAAGCACCCTGTTATATCTCCAGGGGAACCAGCTCGCACGGAAAGAAAAAGAGTACTGCTCTGAACGCTGCGCCTCTTACGACCAGATGGCGCACGAGGGCTAACGTAAACCCGCCGAAGCGGGCTGTACGTCCGGTGCCACCTACCAAAGTTACACCGGAAATTACCAAAACCAATGACCACCCTGAATGGGCGCTACCAATGGCCCGGGGGATTCTACATCCAAAATAGAGGCTATCACATGGAATATTTTTATCTGATAAAAGCGACTCAAAAATCGGGTAAAGCTGATGCCGTAATCTGGCGCACTAATAAATCAGAAGCTCGCGCCTGTCTGCAGCTGGACGTCGATCTGGAAGACGCTGGGATCGAAACAGGCCGCGGCAAAGACTATCAAAAACCAATTCGTACCGATTTCCCGGTATTCAACGACCTGCCGGCGGAGGGTATTCTCGATTACTCATGGTGCGAACGCTACAAGCTCGGTGATGATGGTCGAACCTGGGCTCTGAAGCCAGGTCAGGCGCCTGCGGATCATCACATCGATGATGCCGGAGTATCCGCTGAGCCCGTTAGTGGCGAGCTGGTTGATGCCAATACTACTGGCGACGCGGCACAAGGTGAGACCGTGGAAACTTTCGGTAGCGATGAATACCAGGACGATTCGAGCGCGCTTTTTAACGTGGCAGAACTCCCCTTTCGCGCTCAGCTGCTAGCGCAGTATATGGCCGAAGAACGTCACGTTTATCATATCAGCATGCCTCACCGGCAGGAGCTGTCAGTTCTTGAAATGGACACTGATAATGCGGCCGTCCAGGATCTGATTCTGGCCGCCGAGAATGTCCCTGAAATCAAAAAATACGATATGCCGGCGCTCTGGAAATTCACCAGCGCCAATAAAAAAGTATTCCCGGAAGGGAAACGGCATGAGCTCGGCAAACGTATTCAGTTTGCAAAGCTGTGGTTCGCCACGAACGCGATTGACCGCGGCATTCTCACCAGGGAATGGGCTGCCGGTAACTACATTTCTTCGGTTTTGAAAACTGATGCAGGAACCAATGCTGGCGGCGGTAATAAAACCGATCGCAACCCTGACTACACCCATACCCTTGATACGCTCGATGTAGAAATAGCCCTGGCCACAATGCCAATGGATTTCGATATCTACAATTTCCCGGCATCTATTCACCGCCGGGCCAAAGAGATCATCCAGAAGAAAGAAAGTCCGTTCAAGGAATGGTCGGCAGCGCTGCGCAAGGTCGCTGGCATCCTGGATTATTCCCGCGCAGCGATTTTTGCCCTTATCCGTGGCGCCACCAGCGATATTCACCATTTCCCGGTAAGTCTGCAGACCTATATCAATGCGAACCTGACCGAGCATAAGCATGACGCCCCTTCTGCTGAGACTCTTGAAAAAGCTGGTCATGTTTCATCTGCCGCCGTCACTCTGGACGCTGTGAAAAAGGCTATCGATGGAGATGAAGGTGTGCCTGACCTAGAAACTCTCCCAACTGACTTTCAGGTAATTGGCACCGAACTTGTGAAAGAAGCTCAAAAGAAACGACCTGACGCTAATCAGGTTCTGGCCGCCGAACGTGGCGAATATGTCGAAGGTATCAGTGACCCCACGGATCCGAAGTGGATAACCGAAGACCTGACCAAGCCCAAACAGCCTGAAGTTTCAAACATGGGCAATGGTGTTTTTTCGATTGATGGTCTGATGGATAGCCAGCCATCACCAGCACCAGCACTTTCTATCGTGGACCAGGCGCGCCAGCGCGCTGCAGAAGAAAAATTACATCCAGCTAATTCCGGGGAAACCACCAGCGATGTGCAGATGGAAACGGCTCAGCCGGTCGAAGACGAAAATGATAATGCGGTATCAGCAGGCGAAGGCGCTGATGAGCCTCCTGCGCAAACAATTTCCGTGAACATGAGCAAAATACTGGCTGAACGCTGCCCGGATCTTACCGCCGAAGTGCTGAAAAGCCAGGTTTCAGAGAGTGCTCATAGCGATGAAGAGGAAGAGGCTGAACAAGCAGCGCCAGCATGGCCGGAGTATTTCGAGCCTGGTCGATATGAAGGCGTGCCAAATGAGGTCTACCACGCCGCTAACGGCATCAGCTCCACGATGGTTAAAGATGCCCGGGTATCGCTGATGTATTTCGAGGCGCGCCACGTATCCAAAACCATCCAGAAGGTGCGCTCTCCTGTTCTGGATATGGGCAATCTGGTGCATGCACTGGCGCTGCAGCCTGATCAGCTGGAAATAGAATTCAGTATCGAGCCGGAAATCCCGGAAGGTGCCTTCACCACGACGGCGACGATCCGCGCATTTATCGACGAATACAACAACGGGCTTCCGGTTTTACTCAGCGCAGATGACATCAAAAGATTCCTGGAGGAATACAACGCGAACCTGCCCGCCCAGGTTCCCTTGGGTACATCAGTTGAAGAAACCGGCCAGGGTTATATGTCTTTACCTGCTGAGTTCCAGCGCATTGAAGACGGTCAGAAGCAAACCGCCACCGCAATGAAGGCCTGCATCAAAGAATACAACGCCACCCTGCCCGCCCAGGTGAAAACCAGCGGTGGCCGCGATGTCTTACTGGAACAGCTGGCGCTTATTAATCCTGACATGGTTGCTCAGGAAGCACAGAAGGCGCAGCCCCTGAAAGTCTCTGGCACAAAGGCCGATCTGATTCAAGCCGTGAAATCGGTAAAACCGAATGCCGTGTTTGCCGACGAGCTGCTGGATGCATGGCGCGAGAACCCGGAAGGAAAAGTGCTGGTTACCCGCCAGCAGCTGGCTACGGCACTGGCCATTCAGAAAGCCCTGTTGAATCACCCGACCGCTGGCAAGTTGTTGACGCACCCGAGCCGTGCCGTCGAGGTGAGCTATTTCGGCATTGATGAGGAAACCGGGCTGGAAGTTCGCGTGCGCCCTGACCTTGAAATAGACATGGGCGGCCTGCGCATTGGTGCGGACCTGAAAACCATCAGTATGTGGAACATTAAGCAGGAAGGCCTGCGCGCGAAGCTGCACCGGGAAATCATCGAGCGCGATTACCACCTGAGCGCGGCTATGTACTGCGAAACCGCAGCCCTTGACCAGTTCTTCTGGATATTCGTTAACAAAGACGAGAACTACCACTGGATCGCCATTATCGAGGCATCCGAAGAACTGCTGGAACTCGGCATGCTGGAATACCGCAAAGCTATGCGCGCGATCGCGAACGGTTTCGACACTGGCGAATGGCCGGCGCCAATCACTGAGGATTACGCCGAAGAACTCAACGATTTTGATGTGCGCCGTCTCGAAGCGCTGCGCGTACAGGCATAAGGGGATATGACGATGGAAAACACCAATATTGTTACCACTGAGCAACAAGCTCCAAATACCATTTCTGCCAGTAACGCCATCTTCAACGTGCAGGCGCTCGGACAGCTAACGGCATTTGCAAACCTGATGGCAGATTCTCAGGTGACGGTACCTGCACACCTCGCGGGTAAACCAGCCGATTGCATGGCGATCGTTATGCAGGCAATGCAATGGGGCATGAATCCCTACGCAGTAGCGCAAAAAACGCATCTGGTAAACGGTGTGCTCGGGTATGAAGCCCAATTGGTCAATGCGGTAATCGCCAGCTCAAGCGCCATTCATGGCCGCTTTCACTATCGTTACGGCGGCGACTGGGAGCGCTGCACAAGGACTCAAGAGGTCACCCGGGAAAAGCACGGCAAAAACGGGAAATACAATGTCACCGAGCGTGTACGAGGCTGGACAGATGAGGACGAAATCGGGTTATTCGTCCAGGTCGGCGCGATTCTGCGCGGTGAATCGGAAATCACCTGGGGGGAGCCACTTTATCTCTCTGGAGTCGTCACACGTAATTCTCCTTTGTGGGTTTCTAACCCGAAACAGCAAATCGCTTATCTGGGCGTCAAATACTGGGCGCGGCTGTATTGCCCGGAAGTCATCCTGGGTGTTTACAGCCCGGATGAAGTTGAACAAAGGACCGAGCGAGAAATAAACCCGGCGACGGCGCAAAGAATGTCTGTGGCAGAGATCACCAGCGGAACAGACATCACCACCAGCGCGCAGGATTCAGCTCTCAATATTGATTCCCTGGCAGATGATTTCCGTGACCGCATTGAGCGCGCCGAATCGGTCGATGCAGCAAAAGCCATCAGGGCGGATCTGGATAAAGAGAAAGCTGTGCTGGGCACTGTTCTCTTCACCGAGCTGAAAGGTAAAGCCGTGCAGCGTTATTTCATGGTTGATGCCAGAAACAAAGTTGAGGCCGCGATCAACTCTCTACCTAATCCCGGAGAACCGGATGCCGTCGAACTGTTCGCTAAAGCTGAAGGCATTCTCAACGGCGCGAAACGCCACCTCGGTGATGAACTGTATGACCAGTTCCGCATCACCCTGGACGACATGAAACCGGAATACGTGGGCTAAGGGAGGCGGGAGGGTTCGCCCTCCCGATGATGATATGAGTAAACAACGTAAATGGCGCTTTGTCGTAGAAGGTGCCGAGAAATTTCAAGGCGGTACTTACAGCGGGCCACGAATTGGCGAATTCCGGATCTGGTACGTTACTGGCGGCGATGGTGTGAAGTTTCGCCGGTGCCCGTATGCAGATGGTGGCTGGAAGGTTCAGAAGAATCGCACGACATATGACGATAAACCCGTTGAATATACCGTCAAAAATCCAGATGACATTTCAGCCCTGGATGCCTTTGTCGAAGAAAAGCCATATGCAGGATATGGGAGGGTATCAGCATGAAATTATCTAAATTCTCTGAGCTAGTGAGCCGCATCTGGTCTAACCCACTGACGCAACGTCGCGACCCGGATATCACCATCGTCATCCACTCGCCCGGAAGCATCGGCGCCACTCCATCCATCGAGGTTGAGTCCATTCAGGCTGGCTTCGACTGGGACGCGGGGCAGGTGTTGATTTACCCGGCTCAGCCATTGACCACGCTGACACCCGAACAAGTTGCTGACATCACCGCCAGCGTGCGCAAGGGCCAGTCCTGGCATGCCTTTGAGGCGTACAAAAAACACAAAGCCCAGCTTGAGAATGCAGCGTTTGAGCATGCGAAAATCGCTGGGCGGCGCGACGAACTGTTGGCGGCGCTGCAGAAATACAATGATGCATTCATGGAGTTCGACGGGGAAAACAGGGACAGTCGAACTCGTATGCGCAGAGCGGTCACAAAGGCAAAATCCATCATCGCCCGCGCTAAAGGCGGTGCAGCATGAGCCTCAAACACCGCCTGCCCGAGCTGGAAGCCAGTATCGACCCCACGGCGTTACGAGCGGCCGCCGATGAATATTCCGATCTGCTGCTGACCCTCTGCCTTTGTATGAAGATGGCCGGCCCCACCCGGGCGAACGTGCGCGCCTGTGCCACCGAGCTTAAAAAGCGCCTGACAACCTGGCACAGCCAGAAAGAGCTCAATGCAATTCTGTCCAGTTGGGATCCCGTTGGCTATGTTCTCGGCCTCCGCCGTGAAGCGAACGACAACGCGCGCGCAGCTGGCGATCCGGTTGATGTCTTTGTGTGAGGTGAATATGCGACTGATTAACCGAAGCAAACAATCACCACTGGGCCGCCAGGCGTGCGATGCGGCACTGGCAAAACACGTTGAGCTTTATGGAGCCTACGGGCGACAGAAAACGAAAAGAACTTATACGGTGGTGGTTCAAGGCTCAAAGATCACTGTAGAAGTTGTTAACAGAAAAAGTAGCTATGTGGCCACAGCCATGAGCTGCGCGCGCCGGCTACACCATCTGCCTGGACAATGTAACTAAGGGGTTTTTATGACTAATACATCTCATAAATCAGATGAAATTTTGATAACCGATGACGTTCTGTCCAGATACAAAATATCGCGCAGCACACTCTATTTCTGGAGCACCCCATCCCGGATGCCCTCTTACTTTGCTCAGCCATTCCCGCAGCCTAAAATAAATGGCAGCCCTAAAAGGTGGAGACTTTCAGACTTGTTGGCCTGGGAAGATAACGTGGGGATCAAACCAGAGGCTGACCAACCAGCTTCTCAAGGTGATCCTGCCAAACAGCAAGCCAGTGACGCTGATCATCCAGATAATCATGCAGGTTATAACGTGCCATGACACCTGCCATATGATGGCCAAGCAGTTTTTCCACAACATGTGGCGGCGCACCTAATTCAGAAAGGCGTGTCGCCACTGTTCGCCTGAGGTCATGGAGAGACCAGGGTTTCATGCCTGTTTTAGCTATAATCTGAGCAGAAAAAAGAGCGACGTTTGGTTGTAGTGGCGGTCTGTCATCTTCTGGCCCCCTGTAGCGTGACAGTGTCACAACGTGTTTTGAAACTGACGTTTCCTTCTCTGCTAACATCATTCTTACTACTGCCTCGGGAAGTGCCCTTCTGACCGATTTCCCGGTTTTATAATCGCTTGCCGGAATGGTCCACGTTTTCTCATGGAAATCGAACCACTCCCATCTTGCTGTCCTGATCTCTGTACTCCGGCAGCCAGTCATGATGAGAAACTTCATTATCAGCTGTTGTCTGTACTTTAATTCAGGAAGGATGTTCCAAACTGTTTTGATTTCCTCATCACTCAATCTGCGATCTTTTACGGATGCTGTGAGACCTACGTCAGAGCGCCTAAGGCTCTCAATTGGGTTCACATTAATTACCCCTCGATTGGAGCAGAAACGGAACGTACGCTGCATCAGCCCCAGCATCTGACCAGTGACAACTCTTCGCCCCATGCCATCAAAAAGGTTAAGCCAGTGCGCTTTAGTGGTCTGATCGACAATCATGTTCCCCAGCACAGGCGCTATATGGTTATTGAAGTCCCGCCGGTTAACTTTGATTTTCACAAGACCTTCAGGGATGCAGTAATACTTTTCCCAGTAATCGAAAGCCTCTTTAACGGTGAGTGCTTCGACTTTTTTCTGTTTCTCCAGAACTGTTTGCCGTCTCGGATCGAGTCCTTCTGTCAACCATGCCCTGAACTGCTGTCTACGTTCTCGAGCTTGAGATAAGGAGGTGGTTGGATAATCGCCAATCGTTAGCTGAGCGGCTTTCCCGTTCCATCTGTAGCGGTAAAAGAATGTTATACTGCCGGAAGTAGACAACCGGACATTCAGACCATGAGCGTCCGATATGACCTCGATCTGGTCTCTCTTTTTGCCAAGAGCTTTTCTTAATTTTGTGTCGGTAAGCAATGTGTACACTCCGGAAGACGATATACACATCAGTGTACACATTTTGGTTAAATTGATAACCTTCAAATCAATGCAGAACACACAAAATTAAAGCACTCAATGCTGGCAAGGTGTTGGTATTAGCGGGATTTTTGAAAAGACTTAAAGCATGACTAACAAACTTAAAACGGATTCATATGCCCTACGATAGCGTTTATCTGGAAAAGCGTCCGCCCGGCGCGCTGCGCACCGTATGGCGTAAGTTCTATGGCGACACCACGGCGATGATCGGTCTGTACGGCTGCGCGGGCCTGC